TTTATACCCCGCCTTGTGCGGGGTTTTTACATTCCCATTCTGGCAGGATTTAAAATGCTTGCACTCCAAATTTCCACCCAAGGATCAAAATTGTGTGCTGATGCTACAGCATTTTGTGGCTTTGATTGTTGTGGTGGTGCAGCTGCCTGTTGATTTACCACATTTACTGTTGATGGTGAAGTATCTGGCCTACTTGCATCAGCGAGAGCTCTTGAACCATCATTTAACATTTGTCCCCTAATTGCTGAAAATGCCAACTCTTGTGATGGTTTTTTTGCCACGCCGTTTTCACGCTCTTCGAAATGTAGGTGAGCTCCCTTTGATTGTCCAGTATTACCAGACAAACCAATTTTTTGACCCTTTGTAACCATATCACCAACTGCAACTTGCATTGATTTTAAATGTGCATATGTGGTTGTTCTTCCATTTCCATGGTCAATCTCAATAACATTACCATAACTTGGTGATGTTCTTGCACTTTTTACTTTTCCACTTTCAACGGCAACAATATCAGTGCCTTCGTTCACTTTAATGTCAACACCTTCATGTGGTGTCATGATTCCAGTGAATGGGTGTGCTCTCATACCAAAATCACTTGAAATTCTAAGTGGTGCATTTGTATTTGATGATGTTGATTCACCACCATACTTACCACCAGGTAAAGAGTTTTTATAATCGTTCACATACTTTGAAAAATTATCCGTTGTATTACTAACATCACCTAATAACCTTTTATACTCAGCATCTTTTATTTGTTTTTTACCCGACAGTCTTTCGAGTTCTCGTTGATTAAATTTTAATTCTTCGGATTGTTGTGGATTTAAATATGGTTGACCATTGGGACCTCCTTGGCGTCTTGCAAGGTCTTCCAATTCAAAAATTCTAGATTCTTTTTCTTTGACCTTGGTATCTAATTCGTCACGGGATTCTTCACCAGTTGCTGAACCAAAAGCTCCAGCCAAACCGGCAATAGCTGCACCCTTCAAACTCAAAGCTTTTGGGCCCATTATGCCTAAACTAATTGCAGCAAATATTTTTCCCTTATTTGATTCGAAAAATTCATTAAATAAGAATCCAAAAACTTTACCCAAATTACTAAATCCGTCAGCTAAAGTTTGAAATGCAGCTTTTGTGTAAACTAGTGCCACATCACCAACAATTGAAATCTTTTTCGCAACAATATCAATAGCTGGACTAAATGCCTCTTTGGCCCAAGTAAACGTTTCTGAGAAAGCTGTAGTATTAAATGTTGTGTCTAATTTTTCAGCAAATTGTTGTAATATTGATTTATCAGATTTCAAATCAATACCTAATGTTTTAGCTAAACTATCTGCTATACTAGAAAAATCTACCTGTTCTGACAATTTTTTAATCACGTAAGCTGTTGCTGATAAACCGATGATACCAAGTATTGGTGATATTCTAGCGATTGCGCCAACAGCACCCAATACACCAGATCCAATAGTACCTGCAATTCCTGCAATGCCACTCAACATTGAACCTCCAACACCTAGTATTCCACTGGCTATACTTCCAATCATTGAAGATGATTCTGAAGTACTTGTTGGTGACTTATTATCTTTTTTAAAATCTAAAGCTTTATTTCTAGACTTGGAATCATACCACAAAGCATCTTGAGACCTTGATGCACGGCCAGTCATTTTTTTAGTCAGTGTCACAATATTTTGGCGAGTAATGTTTGCATCTCTTGCCATCATATTCATATTAAAAGTATTTTTACCAATGACTCTCAACAAAGATTCTTGTCTATCATTGGATGCCAACAACTCACTTATGCCTTGAGAATCGGCAACTGAACTGGTGCTGGTCGGTGAAGATGACAACGCACTACCAGAATATCCTTTGCCGAAGATTTTTTGGCCAGTAAGAGACATTACGCCACTTCCACCAAATAGAGTATTTCTAATGTCCATCCTCTCTTTGGTTTTCTTCAAAGCGGCAGAACCTAAAGAGCTTAGTATTCCTTGACTCTTTAATTCTTGTTTGTATAATTGTGAAAATTTTGTTGCCATTTATTTTCTACTTTTTCTTGCTAGTTGTTGTTGTTTTAGCTTCTCGTTTTCTTCATCAATAAACTGAAGCAGCATAGTTACATAAACATTTCTTTCCCAAGGCATCATATCATTCAACTCACTCAAAGAATATTTGTGATGTTGCATAAGAGCAAAATTGGTTTGGAAATGGTTAGATAAACTGTCATAACGAAATATTAGACGAAAAAACTTTGGATTCCTTGAATCTCAATGTTTTCTTCATAATTACATTTATTACATTTAAAATCAACTTTTTTTGTTAACTTTGGAATGTCCTCAAAGAATTTTTGAATCATACCAAATTGTTCTTTTGTTAAACTATCAACAAAATCCATCAATTCTTCTTTTGGTGTATCTTTTGCATAATACATGTTTTCTTCATCATAAATGTAGTCAATTGAAGATATGACTGTTTGTGAAACAAACTCGGCAGGACTTAAATCTTTTTCAGCTGACATTGATTCTATTGCTTTGAATGTTGGATATTTTAAAACTACACCCAATTTTGGAGTTAATTGAATTTTGCTGTTGATTTCATTAATTTGTGGTTTAACTTCCAATGCATTAAAAGATAATTTAATTAAGTTACCACACTTGTGAGTTTTATCATCTTCGGAACCTGGAATATCATTGTTACATTTATACTGTAAATCAATAATCTCACCTACGGAACGAGCTCTCAAGTTTAAGAACAGATATTCAAAATCTAAAATAGGTAAATCTTCAATATCAATATCTGATAACAAACAGTTTCTCATAATCTGTTTGATGCCCAAGACGACAGAATTTTCATCTTCTGACTCCATGGCCATCAACAATATCTTTTCTTCTTTGACCAAGAATGGTCTGAACTGTACTTTCTTTTTTAGAAGCGGTAGTTCTAGTTCATATAACGGTGTATCAATCTTAGGTAACATTCTATCTCCATTTTAAATTAAATTCTATTTCCAAAAATCGTGGATGCTGCCCATGATCCAAATATGGATGCAGCTGCCTCTTTCAAATCATAATTGCCTTCGTAAATTGTTCTATATTTTTGATAAGCAAACTGAACGCTTAGTCTGTGGAAATTATCGTCAGACCAAGATAGTGGTTGTGCGGCAATTGATACTGGAAAAGCATCAATCAATTCTACCGCATAAATTTGTTTGATAAAGTCATCATATTGAATAATTTTAATGTTTGTTAAATACCTAGATTCTTCGTCTTTTGGATATCTTAAATTGTTTGTATCGGTTGGCATAATAGCTTCCATCCAACGATCAAACAACTTTCTTTCATAAAACTCATTCGTACACATAAATGTTAATGTTGTTTCTGTATATTGTGTTTGGAACGGAACTTTAAATGTTGGTCCATAAATCTTAACGTCTGTTGTGCCTAATGATTTTGATGGTAACTCAGCTGCTTCACATTGCATTGAGAGGTAACGTGTGATTGAAGCATTAGAAGACTTCGAATAACCTGTTGGTGATTGTCCACCAAATGAAGATGACAGTATCTCACTCACATCAGTAGCAATTGTATTTGGCAGATTGAGTATTTTTTCTAATAGACCAGTTTCAATAAAGTCGCCGATGTACTTTGGTATTGGTAGAATTACCTGAAAACGATTTGGTCTAGCAAGACCATCCTTTGCCTTAATGTTAGACAAGAATAAATTTGGGGCGAATGACATTAGAATTTCTTTCTTGAGTCGGAATATACTTTGTTTGTAGAAGCTCCAACAAAACTTTCCATTGGCAATAACGCAGCAATGTCCCATTCACCTGCTGAAATTTCCAGGAATCTTGACTGAACATGGTTAAACAGATATCTCTTAATGCAAGGTTGTGCCTCGAACAATTTAGATGCAGCCTTCAAAGTTTGATACGTTAATCGTAACCTTGTCGATGCGTCATACTTGTTATTATTGGCGTAATCACTTAGTTTATCTAAAAGAATGATGCGTTGCTTTGGGTGAATGTAGTGTAGATTCAGCCCTAGAAAACCGTCTTGGTAACGTTCTATTGGTAAAACCAATGGGAACCTGTCGTAATATGGCAACGAATCCTTCGTTTTCGGATCATAAAAGTAAAAGTACATTTTTCCAATAATTGTGCCCTCTCTCAATCTGGTCATGTCATTCATTAACGATTGTTTCGATGGTTTTAAATCCGAAACTTTCGAACGAAGCCAATCACGTGACTTTCGAGTGCGTGGTGTTAATCCCTCTTTTTGCAGGGATGCATTAATTCTATCTATTAAATAAGCCATGCCGTATTTATACTAGATGCCTAGTTCTTTTTCAGTTATGATTTGAAATTGCCACCCATGTTCTCGGCAAAAAATATCGGCAGCTCTCCACTTTTCTTGGTTTACCGCATATGTTGCCGCTTCTTGGATAAACCTCTGAGTCTTGCGTTTTTGCACTGGCATTTTCGTTTGTGAGTATGGCTTAACCTCCCACAAATACGTCATCACCAGACCGTCTTTCCGCCTGACCTTGACGATGAAATCTGGAAAGTAACGATGCATTTTTTGGTCAATTGGACTTCTGTAGGGAATGGGCAACTCCTCAGAACCCCACCAAATTACACCCGGATTATCATCAAGATATTTCATTACCATCTTTTCCCAACTTGAACGATAAATTATGTTCGTTGGATCACCTTTATATTTCTGCGGGTTCTTAGGTTTGAATACACCTTTGTAGGTTTGTCTGGTCATTTGGTATAAATAATGAGTAATAACTTAGGGTATATATGGCACTATTCACGCTTACAGACATACGATTTAAATCCGATAGAAGTGCGACAACTAACAATAGAATAGTTGGAGACAAATATAAGATTAACACTTTGCGTTATCCATTGGATTTGGGCGAAGTGGATAAAGGTCATTATATGGTCTTCCACATCAATGAACAAAAACGCACTCAATTTCCAGGATCAACAACCGATGATGAAACTACGGCTGTAAAGAATAGACTTGGTCTGAATCGTTTTAATGGTGGTGCGGCAGATTTTGTTTCGGTAACGCAAGGTGCTATTACTGCTGCTTCACAATTAGACCTTACGGTTGTTTCTTCTAACATACAGAAAAAATTTAATTTGTCGGCTGGCAGTCCAGAATTGCAAAGATTGTTGCAATCAACTATGGACACATTTAATAAAAGTTTCTCTGGTGTACAAGAATATGTTGCTGAAAATTCTTCAACATATGCCAAAACTGGTGTTAGAACAACGAAACGTACAACTGATACTATTGCTTTGTATATGCCTGATACATTGGCATTCACACAGTCTCAGAATTATGCTGGACTTGAACTCGGTGGTGGTTTAGCTGCA